GCCGGGTGGTACAGGTGGACGAACCTGTCGTGAGCAAGCCACGCTATTCTGTCGCGGCCGGTAATTCGATGGCAGACTTTGCGCGTGCGCTGGCTGGGTGATGTGCTAGAGTCCGCGCATGGCCACCGCTGCTGAAAACCTAGCCTCGGCGCAAGTTGCGCTGCACAAGATCGTGACCGGCACCGCGCCCAGCGTGGTTGTCGACCGCGATGGGCAGCGCGTCGAGTACCACAAGAGCAACCTGCCGGCGCTGCGCCAGTACATCGCCGAACTGACCGCTCAGGTCAACGGCACGAGCACCCCCGGTCCGTTGAGGATGTGGTTTTGAGCGACTACCTGATCCCCACCCTCTCGGACATCAAGCCGGTTGAGGTGAAGGCCCTCGGTGGTGGCCTGGCCGGCGCCGAGCGCACGAGCCGCGAGATGGCGCTGTGGTCGCCCGACCCGCGCCCGGTCGACGCCATCATCAGCCAGGACAAGGAACTGCTGGACGCACGCGGGCGCGATGTCACCCGCAATGACGGCTATGTGCAAGGTGCGCGCGGCCTCACGCAAGACAGCATCGTCGGCGGCCAGTACATCCTCAACAGCCGGCCCGAGGCATCCATGCTGGGTGCTCCTGACGGCTGGGAGGAAGAATTCCAGCAGGTTGTGGAGACCCGGTTCAACCTCATCGGCGACAGCGAATTCGCCTGGTTCGACGCGGCCCGCAAGCGCACGTTCACCGAACTCGTGCGCCTGGCCGTGGGTAGCTTCGCCAGCGTGGGTGAAGCCGTGGGCGTGGCCGAGTGGATCGACCGCGTTGACCGGCCGTTCAAGACCGCTGTTTCGCTCATCAACCCTGACCGGCTGAGCAATCCGAACGACGGGATGGACACCGAAAACATCCGTCGCGGTGTGGTGAACGGCCCGTTCGGTGAGCCCATCGCCTACTGGTTCCGTCGCAAGCATCGGTTCGACCCGATCCCCAGCGCGGACACCTACACGTGGAAGCGCGTTGAAGCCTACCTGCCCTGGGGTCGCCCGCAGGTCTGCCACATCTACGACTCGACCAACGAGCCCGAGCAGACCCGAGGCATTGCCTCAATGGTCGCTTGCCTCAAGGACGTGCGGATGGCCAAGCGGTTCAGCGAAGTCGAGCTGCAGAATGCCATCGCCAACGCGATGTATGCAGCCGTCATCGAGAGCGAACTGCCGCCGGATACCGCGTTCGCCCAGCTCGGCAGCGAACAGGTCAACCCGGCGCTGGCCGGCTTCATGACCCAACTGCAGGCATACGTCGGCGAAGCCAAGGGCATCACGCTCGACGGCGCCCGCATCCCGCACCTGTTCCCCGGCACCAAGCTGCACATGCAACCTGCTGGCCAGATCGGCGACAGCAAGTTCGAGCAGCGCCTGCACCGTCGCATCGCCGCCGGCCTGGGTGTGAGCTACGAGGAATTCACGGGCGACTTCTCGCAAACCAATTACTCATCCTTCCGCGGCGCGACCAATGTCACGTGGAAGCGCATGACCGGCAAGAAAAAGATGGTGGCCGATCGGTTCGCCAACTTCATCTACGGCAACTGGCTGGAAGAACAAATCAGCCGTGGCGATATTCCGCTGTGGGCCGGCGCCGATCGTTCGCTGTTTTACAAGCCGATGATGCGCGAGGCTTTCTGCGCGGCCGAGTGGATTGGTGCAGCGCGTGGCCAGGTGGACGAAGGCAAAGAGACCGACGCGGCCATCGCGCGCCTCGGTGCCAACCTGTCCACGCTGGAAGATGAGAATGCCCGGCTCGGCAAGGATTGGCGCAAGACACTCAAGCAACGTGCACGCGAGCGCAAGGTTGCCACGGATCTTGGCCTGGCTGATCCATATGCCGCGCCAGTCGTTGCAAAACCCGGCCCGAAGCCTGATACAGTACCACCCCAATGAAACCTGCTCAATTCGTCGCCGAGCCCGTGCTGGTCGCGCCGCACTACACTGGTGTGGCCGCCGATCTGGCGCGTCCGCGCGATGAAGCGTGGGATCACTCGCTCGACATGGCCGCCATCTTCGGCGTGCAGTTCAACGGCGAGCCCGACCGCCCGTATGCGTTCGCTGACGGCATCGCCTTCGTGCCGGTGCGCGGCTCGCTCATCAACCGCTGCAACTACTCGTGGGGCGGCTACATCACCGGCTACAAGTACATCACCGCCATGGTGGCCGCGATCACACAAGATCCGGGCGTCAAGGGCGTGGTGTTCGACGTGGACAGCTACGGTGGTGAAGCTGCCGGGTGCTTCGAGACCGGGCGCTTCATCCGTGAAGCCCTGACCGCGGCCAAGATTCCCAGCATGGCGATGGTCGACTCCAACGCGCAGAGCGCCGGCTATGCCCTCGCATGCGCGGCAGACCGCGTGGTGCTCATCCCCAGTGGCCGCGCCGGCAGTATCGGCGCGATCATGATGCATTGGGACATGAGCCGCGAGATGGAGATGGAAGGCGAGAAGGTCACGATCTTCGCCGCCGGCTCGCACAAGGCTGACGGCAATCCCTTCGGCCCCCTGCCGGCCGACGTTGCCGCCGCTTTCCAGGCCCGCATCGACACCGCCAGCGCAAATTTCTGTGCCTACGTCGCTGAGATGCGCGGCAAGCCCGTGCAGGCCATCACCGATCTGCAGGCCGCCTCGTTCGATGCCCCGCAGTCCCTGGCCCTCGGGCTGGTGGACAGCGTGGCACCGGCACCGGAAGCGTTTGCCGCGTTTCTGGAATCCCTGTCCGGTCACCTCGAAGATGAGGAATCGGGCGTAATCAACTTGGAGGCTCAAATGCCCGATCCCACCGCCGCCGAGGGCGCAGCTTCCGAGCGCGCCCGCATCCAGGCCATCCTGTCCAGCCCCGAGGCCGAAGGCCGCGGCAAGTTGGCGCAGCACCTGGCCTTCAACACCACCCAACCCGCCGCCGATGCAGTCGCCCTGCTGGCCGTGTCCGAGAAGGCGCCCGCTCCTGCTGCCCCCGTGGCTGCGCCGGCCGCCGATCCGCTCGCCGCTGCCATGCGCGCCGCCGGCACGCCCGGTGTCGGTCCCGAAGGCCCTGGCGCCAGCGAACCCGACACGCCCGAGGCGAAAGCCAAGGCCGCTGCCGACTTCATGCTGGCCTCGCTCGCGCAAGCGACCGGCCGCAAGCTCGTCACCAAGTAAGGAGGCCGCATCATGGCTTTGACCTACCCTGTCGCCGCGAGCTACGCCACCGAGAGCTTCACGCCCTCTGGTGATCTGGCTGGCACCTCGGACATCATCACGCAGACGGCGGTCATCGCCAGCGGCGTGGGCACTGTCGTCTACCTGCAAGCTCTCGGGCGCGTCACCACGGGTGGCAAGCTGAAGAAGCACAACCCGGGCGCTTCGACCGGTGAAGAAGTCGCCATGGCCCTGGCCGCATATGCGGTCGACGCCACCAGCGGCGATGTCACCTGCCAGGTCATCACGGCCGGCGAGTTCAGCATGGACGCGATCACCTGGCACGCCGACACCGACACCGAAGCTGAAAAGCTCGCCGCGTTCGGCCCGACCTCGGCCATCAAGGTCAAGAAGCTGGCCTACGGCGCGGCCTAATTCAAGGAGCACAGCACTATGTCGCACGATCTTTTCAGCACCTACGCGATGGGCGGAGTCATCCGCACGTTGCGCCCCACGGTCCCGGGCTTCTGGCTCAACTTCTTCACGCGCGAATTCCTGTTCGACACCGAAGAAGTCGACTTCGACATCGTGACGGTCGATCGCAAGATCGCCCCGTTCGTGATGCCCACGGTCGCGGGCAAGCCCCAGCGCGAGCGCGGTTTCGTCGTCAACAAGCACAAGCCTGCCTACATCAAGGTCAAGAACAACCTCAACCCGCGCCGCACGCTCGAACGTCAGCCGGGTGAGCAGTTCGGTGGCTCGTTGTCGCCGGCCGCCCGCGAAGCTGCCCTGCTGGCCGCCTACCTGGCCGATCACCGCGATCAGGTGGAACGTCGGTGGAACTGGATGGCTGCTCAGGCCATGCTCAACGGCTCGATCACCCTGAGCGGTGACGAGTACCCCACGACCACGGTCGACTTCGGCCGCGCCGCCGGTCAGACCATCACGCTGGGCTCGGGCTCGCGCTGGGGTGAGTCAGGCATCGTCGCGCTGGACAACCTCGAAACGTGGAGCACCACGGTGTTCAACGCCGTGGGTTACCCGGTCGATGTGGTCATCATGGGCACGACGGCCTGGACTGCCTTCCGCAAGGACACCAACGTGCAGGCCCTGATGGATCTGCGCCGCGGCACCGATCGCCTGGGTGGCCTGGACATCGTGCCGGGATCGGGCGCTCCCCTGCAGTACAAGGGCACGGACGGCCAGCGGCAATACTACGTGTACGCCGAAGCCTACGACACCGACGAGTCGACCACCGTCAACATGATGGACCCGCGCGATGTCCTGCTGGTGGCTACCGCCGCCATCGCTGGTGCCCGCTGCTACGGTGCCATCCTCGACATGGAGTCGCTGCAAGCGCAGTCGATGTTCGTCAAGAGCTGGACGATCCCGGAACCGAGCGCCCGCGTGGTGCTCACCCAGTCGGCACCGATGATGGTGATGGGTCGGGTCAACGCTTGCCTGAAGGCGCGCGTCGTCGCGTAAGCCATGGCCACCGCACCTACCCCTGCAGTGGCCAAGCTGGTCCCCATGCGAGTGCTCAAGGGCACGGTGGTGTGGGGGCCGAAGCAGACCAGCGCTGGCCCCGGCGAACTGTGCTACCTGACCGCCGAGGACGCAGCAGCGTTCGCGGCCGACGGTATCGTGGGCAAGCCAGCGCCAGTCAAGGCCAGTGAGTAATGGCCTGGGCTGACCTTCTCGCAGACGCACGGGCCACGCTCCACACGGAGCTTGGTCTGAGCGCCACGTACACGCCGCCTGGCGTGGGTGCCACCACGGTGCCCGCGACAGTGCGGCTCGTGCGCGAGATGGTCAACCACGGCGACCTTGACCGCCAAGGCTTCGCCAAAGTCCGCGAGGACATCAATTCCCTGGTGGTTGACTCCACCGAGGTGGCCGCGCCGACGCGCAATGGCCGCTTCACCGTCACCGGCCACGGCACCTTCCGCGTGGAGGATGTCGAGCCCGCTGACGGCCGATTCCTGACGGTCATGGTTGTGCGAGTGCCAGCATGATCGTCGTATCCAGCAGTGGCATTCAGGGCTTGGAAGATGCCATCCGGCGCTTCCCCGAGGCCGCCAAGCAAGCCGCCAAGTTCGCGGTCAATGACACGATCGAGTGGTCACGTGTGCGGATCAAGGCCGGCATCATGCAGCAGATCGCAGTGCCAGAGGACTCGATCACGCCGGCCCGCTTTGGCATCACCCGCCGCGCCAGCACCAGCAGCCTTGAAGCACGCCTGAGTGCGAGCAACCAAGGGCTCGGGCTCATCCGGTTCGTCACGAGCCCGCGCGTGTCTCGCGCCAAGTCTCCCACCGTGCGGATCAAGCCGGGCGGTGCATCGGTCAAGATGGACCGGGCCTTCCTCATCCCGACGCCCAAGGCGCCAGGCAGCTTCGCGCTGGCCGTGCGCGCCCCTGGCGGCCTGGCCAAGTCACGCGCCGCGCGCCGCATCCCTGGCAGCGACGTGTACATCCTGAGCGGCCCGAGCCCGAACCAACTGCTGGCCAACATCGCACCTACCTTGCTCCCGGTCATCCAGACCCGGTTGC